CAACAAAATATAATTTTACGAGTAATAATTTAGCTGGTTCGCTTGGTAATCAAACAGTGGCAACTGGCACTATTGTACCTTGGACTGTATCTTCTGCACCAACGGGATATTTAGAATGTGATGGTAGTGCAGTATCTAGGTCAACTTACTCAGCTTTGTTTGCACTTATCGGAACGACATATGGGGCTGGGGATGGTTCTAGCACATTTACATTACCAGATTTAAAAGACCGAGTTGTTTATGGAAAATCATCATCGGTTGCAATAGCTGATACTGGTGGTTCAGCTACGGTCAGTCCAGCAGGTACAAATTCGGGAACAGCTTTGACTGAGGCCATGATGCCTAAACATTTTCACTTGATGCTTGGACCAAATAACGTTACATCGCCTCAAGGCAGCGGAAGCTCTTCAGGGATATACGGAGGCGGTACTCCCGATGATAATACACAAGCTTACGGAACTTATTCAACAGGTGGCAGTGCTTCCTCTGGTTCGCAAACAACAGGTACAGCAAACGGAGACACACATACCCACACTTTTAGCGGTAGTTCTCAGTCCACGTTACAGCCTTTTTTATGTTTAAAATTTATGATTAAAACATAGGAGACTCTATGCCACTTATTAAAGTCCCTTTTCAGCCAGGTTTTAATAAACAAATCTCAGAATCTATTGCTCAAAGCACTTGGGTTGATGGTGACTTTGTAAGATTTCGTTATGGCGAACCAGAAAAAATTGGCGGATGGAAAAAAACTTCTGGTGATACCATCGTTGGTGTGACTCGTGACATACACAATTGGTCAGATTTAGATGGCAACCGTTATCTTGCTGTCGCTTCTCATAGATTGTTAGCAATATATTATGGAGGTGTCTTTCATGATATCACACCATTAGACACAGCTTTAACATCATGCACTTTAACCACGACCAATAACTCAGCCACGTTGACTGTAAATAAAGTCGCTCATCAATTATTGGCTGGTGACTTGTTTACTTTTAGTGGCATGACTATTCCAGGCAGTGGCACTGGTTTTGTGGCTGCTGATTTTACGACAAACACGTTTGAAGTTGTGACAACGACACAAGATACTTTTACAGTGACTATGGGTAAGGTTGAATCAGGTTCTGGATTGACCGCTGGTGGAGCAGCAACAGTAAACCCCTACGTAAAAGTTGGTCCAGTAGTTGCCACACCTGCTTTTGGTTGGGGTGTAGCTCAATGGGGTGGTGAAACACAATCTGTTGTGACAAACGATTTAGACGGTGCACTAGGTGATAATACGGCAGGTACGGGCGGTTCTGGCACAAGTGTGACACTAACATCTACTTCTGGTTTTAGTTCGTCTGGACACATTTTAGTCGGCTCAGAACTAATTACTTACACAGGTATTTCTAGTAATGATTTAACAGGTATTACTAGAGGTGCTTTAGGTTCAACTCGTGCAGCACATAGCGATGCTGCTGTAGTTACCGATGCTACAAACTTTGTTGCATGGAATGAAAGAGCCTCTACAACCGATGTTACATTAGAACCTGCCAATTGGTCTTTGGACAATTTTGGCACAATATTAATTGCAACCATAAAAAATGGTAAATCTTTTGAATGGAGTCCAAGCAGTGGATTAACCACAAGAGCGACAGTCATAAGCAACAACCCAACTGCTAGTGTAATGACATTAGTTTCTGGTCGTGATCGACATTTAATACATTTTGGCACAGAAACAACGATAGGCACAAAATCCACGCAAGATAAAATGTTTATACGATTTAGTGATCAAGAAGATAGAACTGATTATACCCCAGTATCAACTAACACGGCTGGTACTTTTCGTCTCGACTCTGGCACAAAAATAGAAGGGGCAGTCCGAGGTAAAGATTACATTTTAATTTTAACCGATGTGTCTGCTTACATCATGCAGTTTGTGGGGCCACCTTTTACATTTAGTATTCAACAAGTGGGATCAAACTGTGGTCTTATAGGTCAACATGCCATAGTGCATGTTGATGGTATTGTGTATTGGATGGGACAAGGTGGAGGTTTTTATGCCTATGATGGTACTGTTAAACGTATACCATGCAGTGTAGAGGATTTTGTATTTTCAAATGTAAACCCTGATGATTTAGGATTAAATTATGATGCCGGTGAAATAATATATTGTAATTACAATTCATTGTTTACTGAAATAAATTGGTTTTATGCAAAAGCGGGGTCAACACAAATAGATCGCTGTGTTACATACAATTACAGAGAAAATGTTTGGACTACCAGTAGTTTGGCAAGGTCAGCTTATCTTGATAAAACTCTTTTTGAAAAACCATTAGCATCTGAATTTACTGCTACTGGCACACCAACTTTTCCAACCATACAAGGTGTAAGTAATACAAACGGTGCATCTCAAGTTTACGAACATGAAGTTGGAGTAAACCAAGCAGATGAAAATGGCAATGCTTTTGCCAGTATAGATGCGTTTATTGAGTCTGGTGATTTTGCTTTTGTCGATGGAGGACAAGGTGAGTTTCTTATGAAGATCAAAAGATTTATACCAGATTTTAAAGTTATCAGTGGTAATGCAACAGTCACCTTAAAAATTAAAAGTTTTCCTAGTGAAACTAAAGCCAGTTCATTACTTGGTCCATTTACGGTTACATCAGCAACTACTAAGATTGATACTCGTACTCGAGGTCGATTGGTAGCATTAAGAATAGAAAACACCACAACCGATGAGAATTGGAGATTTGGTTCTTTCAGAGCAGACGTACAACCAGACGGAAGAAGATAATGGCAGATCCAAAAAAAGGCACAGGTAAAAAACCAAAAGGCAGTGATCGTAGACTATACACAGACGAGAACCCAAAGGATACTGTCAAGATAAAGTTTGCAACACCTGCTGATGCACGAGCCACTGTTGCTAAAGTAAAAAGAATTAAAAAGCCTTATGCTCGTAAGATACAAATTTTGACAGTAATGGAGCAACGAGCTAAAGTTATGGGTAAAACCCAAGTAGTTGCTATTGCCAAAAAAGGTAAAGAGGCTATTCGTAAACAAAGAGGTACAAAACGTGGCTAGAGTTATTGTTACAATTCCAGAACCAAAAGAAGAGTATGATGTAAGTAACCAAAGACAAATACTTGAAGCACTAGATACCTTAAAAAACCAACTTAATTTTTCTTTTCAAACTGATTTTAAAAACGAGCAAGATGCGTTTAATTTTTTCTTATCATGACTATTCAATATAAAAACCAAGGGTTTACCTTAGCAAACACCGATGAAACATCTGTATTAACCGCACCGACAGACGCACGTTTACTTATAAAACAAATACAAGCAGTCAACATACACAGCAGTGCAGTCACTTTGACCACAAAACTTACAGATACATCTGCATCAGCCACACATACGATTGGTAATCAGGACATTGCCGCAACTAGCACGACCGATATTATTACTAATACATTAGTATTAGAAGAGGGTGATATACTTAAAATGACAGCAGAAACAGCTGCAAAACTGTCTGGAGTAATCTCCTACGCTCAATTAGACAGATCGCAAGAAAATGGTTAAAATGTCGCCATGACTATTACAATAGACTGCGAATCTACAGTAAAGATTACAAATAAAAAGTCTGGTCTTGAGTACGAATCTGAGGAACAAGCTCAAGAGGATATTAACGATCCAAGCACTTCTACTAAAGAAGATGACATACAGCGAGATGTTACTATCATAGTTCCAAAGCTTGATTTGTTTGGGGAGACGAATGATTGAGCCTAAAGGTGGCACAGAACTACAATTAGAGTTTTTGCAAAAGTATGTTGACAAAAATCTTTTAGATAAATTTCAAATTTGCACATCAGTGCCTGGTAAGATACCAATAGACAAAAACAAAATAAATATTTTATGGCAAAAAAATAGTTACGATCAGCCTAATATAAAACCTTTTTTTGAAGATAAAAAAAATCATGACATTTATGATTGGTATGTTTTTAACTCACATTGGAACTACGAAAAATATAGAATGATGTTTGACGTGCCCACAGAACGTTGTCATGTCATTAAAAATGGAGTCACTCACTTTCCCTATTTGAGAAAATACCAACAAGGCGAAACGCTTAAATTAATATTTCAACCAACGCCGTGGCGTGGTCTTAACGTGCTTTTATTAGCCATGCAGTATCTAAAAGATGAAAACATTATGCTAGATGTATATAGTAGTTGTGAAATATATGGAGATGAATTTAATAGAAAAAATAAAGACGATTGGTCAAAATTAATTGATCAAGCTAAATTGTTACCAAACGTAAATTATATTGGGTATCAACCAAA